TTTTAAGAGCAGAAGTCTCGTATATAACAGAGGTAAGGGGATTTATCGCAGCACCATTCCACACATTCCTTCGCATCACGTTCATTTCTTCCCCGAACGTGTCCTTCATCATCTCGTAACCCTTTCTAACTGCAACAGGAGCAACGATACCAGAGACTGTCTGAGCGGCTTTTAGATACTCACCTTGTTTGAATTGACTTATTGTATTACTTACTCCACCACCCATTGCTCTAGAAACAGATTCCCCGAGACCCCACCCATTGAACTCAGTATAAGTATGACCATCAGAAGTGGATATGGCTGGAATAGGAAGAAAACAACTCCATACGTGTTGTCCTTGTTCTACTGTCCCACCACCTTCCTTGTCAATTTCTCCTCTTGTGTCTCTCCCTTTCCAAGTGTAATACATTGCATTAAATTGTATTGCCTTAGAGACTTCAGAATTAGCAGAAAGAATATCGAGAGGATACGTTGCATATGGTTTGGAATTAGCGTTCTCTTTAACAAGATCCCTTGCGGTGCACTGTTGACTGCCCCCGAGTCCGGTGATTTCCATCACTTTATTCTTGAACCCAGAAAACAGTTCGTTTGGATTTAAGCCCATATAGTTTTTCGCCTAAATAATTTTATTGGATGAAACACACATCACTTTATTTAACCGAGTTTATGGCTTACTCCGGAAAATACCAACCAAAAAATTACCAGAAGTACAAAGGCGATTCGGGAAACATAATATTCCGATCGCTCTGGGAATATCACGTCATGCGTTGGTGCGATCTTAATCCTGATGTTGTGAAGTGGTCTAGCGAGGAATTTTGTATTCCCTATATCTGCAAGACTGACGGGCAACCGCACAGATACTTCCCAGACTTCCTGATTGAGTTCAAGAACGGTAAAAAGGTTCTGGTTGAGGTAAAGCCTAAGTACCAGACAAAACCTCCAGAAAGGAAAAGAGGCAAGTCAGAGGAGAAGTTTCTTTCGGAGGCTCTGACGTATATGAAGAACGAATCTAAATGGGAAGCTGCGTTATTGTACTCAAGAAAACAGGGTTATATATTCCAAGTATGGGACGAAAACACGTTGCAGTCTATAGGCATAATGACTAATATTCCAAACCATGTTAGAAGAAAATAATGACTGACTATTACAAAAACTTGTTGGACAGATCTTTTGCGAACAGTGCTTCGAAGGCTTCTACCATAAAGTCTTCGATAGATTGGTTCAGAGAAGCTGTTTCCGACGACGATGGAAAGAACCGTGGTCTTCTGAAGCGCAAAACAACTCTCCATACAAACGCGATAGTTCCAGGGCAGATGTACTTCTTCGGATACGACGCCAAGCACAAAGACACTCTGCCATACTGGGATGCGTTTCCGTTAATATTCCCTCTTGATGACCAAGGTCCACATTTTCTTGGTCTGAATATGCATTACCTACAACCAAATCTGAGATCTGCTTTGTTTGATAAACTTGTTACAGATGACAAAGGAAACAGAGCAAGTCAGATGGCTAGATCATACAACACACTGAAGTCTGCTGCAAAGTTCCAACTATTTCAGCCATGCCTAAAAAGATACCTGAAATCGCACATGACATCAAGATTCATACACGTTCCACCAGAAGCATGGGAAGATGCTCTGTTTTTACCAGTTGCAGACTGGAGAAACGCGACCCACGCAACAGTCTGGAAAAAGTCTAGGAGAAAATAATTATGCCATTCTGGAGCGAACTTGGTAACAAAATAACAGACACTGGAGGAGTTACCAGTAGTTTTAGCACACTCGCAGGGGCTGGATCGTTCAGCGAAGTTCTTTCTGGAATACAGGGTGTGGCTGGAGCAATAAATGACTACTTCAACAAAGGAAAGCCAGAAGAGTACAAAGGATTCAATGTAAACGAATTCAAGGCTTCTTTTGTTGCTGGGCGCGATGGAGGTATTGCAAGAAACAATACATTTGAAGTAATGGTGACTCCACCTGCAGTTTTGAACAGCGTATTGAACAAAGATTCAGCCACTAAACTGTTGGCAAGAAGAATAGAATCAATAGAGATGCCTTCCAAAAATATAAACACGATGGCTGTTCCAACGTATGGACCTGTAAGAAAAATTGCTTCTGGCGCGATGTACAACGAAATTGATCTATCAATGATTCTATCCGAATCAATGGCAGAAAGAAAGTTCTTTGTTGACTGGATGGAAGCCATACAGCCTTCTCTTGCTGGAGTTCACGACGGAGACGTCGCTTATTACGACGAATACCGAGGAACAGTCGAGATAAGAGTATACGACCAGGATGGCTCTAGCCCTAGATTAAAGGTGACAATGGTAGAAGCGTATCCGATATCAATAGGAGAAACTGCTCTTAGTTGGGGCGACAACGACTCTTACATGAAGGCGAAGGTAAAATTTCAGTACAGATCTTTCTTTGAAACGTATTTCGAAAAAGGAGAAGGGATGAAGGATAGAAGTTTGTTGGGAATGCTGAGAAGTTTCAAAGACGATATCAAGTCAATGATAACAGACATAAGAAACTTGAGATATAACTTCAAACAAGTAAAATCTAACCTAAGAGAAGTAAAGCAAACAATCCAACGAGACTTCAAATCTGGAGACCCTTTAGGAAAACTAGAGGCACTGGCGGCTGGACCTGCTGCCATCGCGGGCGCTCTTGGAGATTCTGCGTTCAAACTACTAGACAGATCTAGCAGCGGTTCGGTCGGAAGTGTAGGAGAATCTATTAGCAACAACTTCTCCAAATATTTCAGCTTCTGAGAATAGTAATACATATTGGTATCAGAACGTAACACTACGAGGAAACCATGCCATTACCAACAGTAAAATATCCTTCATACACGATAATTGTTCCTTCGACACAGCAACTTGCTAAATTCAGACCATTCACAGTTGCCGAAGAAAAGATACTATTGATGGGAGCAGCTTCTGGAGAACTGAAAGATATTTCCAATTCCATAGTAGAAGTGTTGGAGGCTTGTTTCTACAACCAGTTGAAGGTTTCTGATCTTCCTTCTTTTGACATCGAGTATCTGTTCTTGAGCCTGAGAGCAAGATCAGTAAACGAAAAGATAGAACTAGCGTACACCCCACAAAACTGTAACGAGAACGAAGGAAATCCTTGCAAGAAAAGTGTCAAACTTACAATAGACATAGACAAGGTAAAGGTTCAACAACTGAATTCTGATGGATCTTACTCTGTATATGATCCGAAGGGAAACACAGCAAACGGGAAGAAGTTGATTCTTGACGAAGGGCTTGGTATAACGATAAAGTATCCTAACATGGAAAAACTTACCAAGTCATATTCTTCTAAAACAGAGATGGAACAAATAGAACAGCTTATTGCTAGTTGTGTTACTTCTGTTTTCGACGAAGAAAATGTATATACAGACTTTAGTCTAAAAGAGATGGTAGATTGGTATAACACTCTAACATCAGCACAACGAGAGCCGATCATCGATTTCATAAAGAACATGCCTGTTATGAGATACGAAATCAACTACAAGTGCAATAAGTGCGGAATGGAAGACAAGATTGTCTTCGAGGGTCTGCAAAGTTTTTTATGATTAGCACAATGTACACCACGCTGGAGTCGTGGTATCGTACATTGTGGGCAATGGTACATTATCACAAGTATTCGTACACGGAATTAAATGAGATGATCCCATTCGAGAGAGATTTGTTCGTTGGTATGGTAATACAAAAACAACAAGAAGAAGAACAACAGCAAAATTAAGAGAGAATTTTTATGGTCGGTGGAATGAACCTTGTTGCGAATCCAACTTCTTTCGTACCCTCAGGAGAAAAGGGAAGCAAGCAGACAATCTCAGGACAAGAAGTTTCTAGAAGAGTTATCTCCATAGACAGACTTTTGGCGGTCACCGTAGAGAAATTGTCTGCGTTTGAACAAGGGCAGCAAGCATTCACCAGAGTGTTCTTGAAGAAAAGCAACGAGCAAATCCAGGCAATCAAACAAATTGGTTCTTCCTTCATTGCCAACAAAGAAGAAAAAGCAGAAGAAGATTATTCTAAATTAGAAAAGAAAGCAGACACAGAAGCGAAAGCGGGAGGAATCCAGAAAGAAGCCGCTTCTGGAACTGGTCTGAAATCTGCTCTTACATCTGCCCCTGGGAAGTTCAAAGAAATAGGGACGCTTCTTGCGTTCTTGATCCCTGCAGTAACTGCTCTTGTTACGTTTATATCCAAGAATATAGAAAAGATCAAGAAGTGGTGGAAAGAAAATATATCAGATCCAATAACCAAATTTGCCGAAGACA